TGAGTGCCCGGCTCCGGATGGCATCTACGGAACCGGTGTTCCTACTGGTTCTGAGGATGGCCCCATCGCCTGATCGGAATTGATTGTTGCGGCGTCACGCTCCATAGTCGGGGCGTGACGCCTGTCACATCAGTAAATGTCAGTTGGGGAAAGGACCATCTATGGCAGAAATGTATAGTTCACCTGCTCCCGAAGAGGGCGACGACCTCGGCGTGGAGGTTGACAACCCGACCGAGAGCGAGGCGCAGACCGCGCTGCTTCCAACCGACTTCTTTCAGGGCAAAGACCTCACTCCCGGAACGGAATGCAAGGTTCGCGTTGAGCGCGTTCTCGACGGTCAGGTAGAGGTAACCTACGTCCCGCACAACGAAGAGCCAGAGGTCGGAGAGGAAGTCGAATCTCCGGACTCTGAGATGGCGGGCTACATGAACGAATAATGGCCATTCCCGCCAACACCTTGATGGAGGAGGGTAAGTGCTATATGTGCTTTGGGGAACTCTCCACGGCACAAATCCTCGAACTGGCACTACTGCGCCGCATCGTTCTGGCAGCCGACCCGGCAGCGGACGTCTCGCCGCAGGGCCTGATTTCCACCACGAACTGCTACGCCTGTCTCGGGCTTTCCATGTTCGATCTGATGCTGCTTGCTTTGCTCAGCCTGCTGGCTGGCGAAGACCTTCCTTGCGGAACGGTCACCACGACCATTCAATTTAACGCACCCAGCGGTGGCTACGACGGTCAGTATGTCGAGTCGAGCGCCACGCTGTGGCTTCAGACGACGCCCTCTGCTGACTACGGAATCCGACTCGTTGCCGGGGTGTGGGAGGTGTTTGAGATCATCTTCCCGGGCCCTGTGGTCTACTCAATCCCGGAATCACAATTCCCCTGTGGCGTCTGGACCCAGGTGGCCGGTGGTGGTCCGGCAACTGCCGAGTATGTATGATACCGCTGAACACTCTGATGGAGGAGTCAAAGTGCTATACCTGCCTCGGGATTTCATTGGCTGAGGCATTGAGGTTGGCGCTTCTGAATCGGATTGGCTCACTGGAGCAGTTCTCTCCAGCCGACATTGCCGGGCTCTATTTTTGGATTAAGGCCGATGCTGAAGTGTTCTCCGATGCTGGCACGACACCAGCAGTCAACAACGACCCAGTTCAACAATGGAACGACCAGAGTGGAGGAGGGAACAATCCAAATCAGGCAGTTCTTGCCAATCGTCCCAATTACGTCACCAACTCACAGAACGGACTGCCTACGGTGGACTATTCCATGGTGTTCGCCGACAACCGCTGGCTCGACTGCCCACTCGCCGACTTCTGGGATGCTGGAGCTGGCGGAGTATTTACTTTCTTCGCAGTGGTTCAGGCCGGTCCCAATTCAGGTGACACGCATTTATTGATTGAGAACACAGCCGGAGGTGCTGTTTTGATTCAAAACCCATCCTACGTCTTTCAAAAGAATGGCGGCGCGTTTGATACCCTAACAAGCTTTGGTGACGCCACCGGAATTTGGGTCGTGTTGATGGTTACCAGATCGGGTAGTGGAGCTGGCGACACTAAAATTTACATCAACGGAATCCAGAACGACAATGGGATAGCGATTCCGGGGTTGGTGGCTCCAGGGAGTTGCATTATCGGGTTCCCCGCACTCGGGACGTGGACTGGCAAGATTGCCGAGATGGGGATTTACAACAGTGTCCTTTCAGACGCAAACCGTGGCTTGCTTCTGGCCGGAATGCAGACAAAGTGGGGGGTGTAATCATGAAAACAAAACTCGGAATCGCACTGGCCATCATGCTCGTCATGGTGGGTTGCACCGTAACCAAACTGGTTGAGAATCCTCCGGGCTCTGGGAAATACGACAAGGTGGTCGAGGTCGACCCCAAGCTGACCTCAGGATTGGAAGCCGCCAAGGCCGTCAATGACGCGGCCAAGCCGTTCTTCCCATTCTCGCCAGTGGTTGACATCGGGCTTGGGACCGTGGCCGCTCTGGCGGCGTGGTTCGCCAAGCGTAAGAGTGACCAGCTCAAGGCCACCATCGTCGGCGTCGAAGCCAAGGGTGGCGAAGCGGTCAAGACCGCCATCAAGGAAGCTGCCATGGCATCCGGCGTGGAGTCGGGCTTGAACAAGGTGGTTAAGTCCATCACTGGTGGAACATGAGATGGCTGCTGCTATTGTTGATCGTGTGCGGCTGCGCCTCAAGGCAAGCCACGCTGAGGTCGAAGATGGCAGAAATGGTTCGCACCCAAATCTCGGCTGGAGGGCAGTCAGAAGCGCTACCCATCCAGCCGTTTTGGTTGATCTGGGATAACCACAACGACTCGGAGACTTCCAAGTATATCATCACGGACATCTGGTCCACGACCAACATCCTTACGGAGTTCACCCACAAGCTGTTCGTTCCTCAGGGCACCAACCGGGTGATGTTGATGCCCACAAACTACATGGAGTTCTTCATCGCCCGCTTCGCCATGACCAACGTGGGAGAGGGGCTGCCGTGGGTTTTCAGTGAGTGGAATATCAAGAGCCCGTGAAAGTCAGTTTGCCGGACTTCCGCAGGCGATTGGCCTGCTGTCTAAGCTTCACCTTCCATTGCTCACTGGTGGTGTGAATGCTCACCGAGCCCAGCCGCTTGATATGGAATCCCCGGCGCCGCGCCCCCAGAATCCCGATGGCGATGGCGTCAGCCAGGTCGGGTGATCGCCCGGTCTTGACCTTCATCTCCTCCTTGCTCTCGACCTCGATGCGGTTTCCCGAAACCATCTTCCACTCCCGCTGGGAGAACTCCGAGCAGGCATCCTCGCGCATGCCCCGGAACTGTCTGGCCTCGACGACGTAGCGCACGCTATACCACAGCTCGGTCACGAACTTGGAGTAGTAGTCGCAGCACTTCTTCTGGATTTCCGATGACACCATGTCCTCGGACGGCTTGCCGCCGCAGTCGATGGACTCGGTCATGACCATGCCATTACGGGCGAAGGCGGTGACCAGACTGGTCCGCATGCCCGCGTCGTAGAAGAAGTGGCTATGCTCGATGCCCCGGTTCGAGAGCTGCCCTTTGACGAACTGGACGATCTGGTCCTCGGGGGACTCAGAGTCCTTGGCTGCCTCGATGGGAATCTGCATCAGGTCCACCAGTGAGATGATCTGCCGGCCAGTGGGCGGTTTCTGGTCCTGAATAACCAACGCATTGAGCATCGTGCCCACGGGCATGGCATCGCCGGGCTCGATCTCCGGGCCAAACTGGAGCTCTCCGAACACGCACCGGTCGCCGCCGACACCACGGTAGGCGGCGTCGAGGAAGGCAATTTTCGTAATACGAGAATCCCGGAAGTTGGCCTTCTCGAACGCGCCGAACTTAACGCACGCCTGACGGGTGAGGACGCGACGGCTGCCCTGCCCCCGGGGCATGCGGGCCTCGTTCATCATGGTGAAGTGCCAGTCGTCCACGCCCCAGATGGAGGCGTCGTCGGTCATCTGCTGGCGAGTTACGAGGAACGGGAACGGCGGCGGGTCACCGGGCGGGGATTGCATGTTGGGCGAATCGCTGCCCGGGAGCTGGAGGCAGACGCCATTCGGGAATCGGGTCTTCCAAGTCTTCGTGCCCGGAGTCTGGTCAACGCCACCCTCCCAGCCGCCCAGCGCCGTCTCTGGCTCGCACACCGCGCCGTGGGCGTTGGTAGTCTCATTGGGATTTCCCAAAGCGATCAGCTTGAAGCGTTCGCACTTTGACAGGTTGGACGTGGAGTCGAGGAAGGCCCGTGGCATCAGGTTGGCTTCGTCGGCCACCAGCGTCACCATCTTGTTGTGAATGCCTATCATGGAGCCGAGCCCGACGTATTGATTCCCCTTCTTGCAGGCCACGCCCATGATGCCATTCTTGAAGTCACGCCCCTCGGTGAACTCGGACTTGGGGTCGGTGATGATGCGCTGCTTGCCTTCGATCAAGTGACCAGGAATCCAGACGTGATCGGCCTTGGCCAGCTTGTGGTATTTCTTGATCATGCCCCAGATGCGGAGCTCCAGCATTTCTCGCTCGGTCGAGCTGACAAGCACCGTCATGTGGGACTTGTGGGCATACCAGTCGGTGACCACGTTGCAGCCGAAGCTGTCGGATTTCCCCGATGCCGCACAGCCCATCACTCCGATGTAGTTGTGCTCGATGAATACCTCCAGACACTTCTCGGCCCAGTGATTGACGAAGGGGCCGACCTGCCAGATGCGATCCGGCCACACAACTTCCTGAAACCTGCGGAAGTGGTGATAGAGTCCTTCGCCTGCGGTGGTGCCATCCGTCTTCTCCCACTTACCGCCCTTGCTGATCATGTGGAGCTCAATCGCAGCGGGGTCGTAGTTCGATCCCCACCACAAACCATACTTGAGATAATTGCCCGTGGCTTTCTTAATGCCTGACTGGATGATCATGTTTCTCTTGAAATGACGGTATCTTTAGCTCAGTTTCAGGTCAACGACTGGAATGCAAGGCAACGTAATCATTACGGACGGCTCTGTTGACTTCTCTGGTGGTGTTGATTCCATCAAGGTCACCACCATCCAGTCTGATCGAAACCCCAACGGACTCGCCCGCAATCAGCTCGCGTGGCTGGACAACGCGACCGTCCGGGATGGTGGCATTTATCCAAGGTGGGGCTTTCGACGTTTGAGTCAAGTCGCCGCGAATGGACTGTTCCAAGGAAAGTGGCTCTACCAGCCGGACAACGACGCTACGCCGTATCACATCTACTCCATCAGCGGCATCATCCTGCTCGTGGCCGAAGGTGCCGACCCCGTAAATCTCTCCGCCCTGTTTGGGCTGTTTAATCCACCCGAACCACCAATTGCGCACTTCTGTCAGGCGGGCAGGTATCTGGTTATTCAGGCAGGCGACAGTGTGACTCTGCCGCTGTTCTGGGATGGCACCACGCTGCGTCGCAGCATTGGGATTACCAACCCCGCCGTCCCTCCCGGGACTCCTGGAGTCAACGAAATCCCCGCTGCGACCACGATGGACTACTTCATGGGTCGCATCTGGTATGCGCAAGGCCGCATCGCCAATGCCGGTGACATCGTGGGTGGAAACTCCGGCGTGGTTAATCCGGACAGGCCGGACGCAGTGCTCAATGTCACCGAGTGTCCACTGGTGCTGGGTGGAGATGGATTCAGTGTTCCCGCTCAGGACGGCACCATCAGGGCGCTGACGCACAGCGCGAACATCGACGTCGCGCTGGGTCAGGGCCGGCTGTTTATGTCCACCACCAAGGGAATCTACGCGCTGAATGTTCCCGTCACCCGTGCCGCTTGGATTGCCACCACAAATCAGAATCAGCCGCTGGTCACCGTGGTCCAGCTCAACAACGGCTGGGTGGGTGATCGCAGTGTGGTGCAGGTCAATGGCGACCTGTTCGGACAGTCTCTGGAGCCAGCCATTCGCTCGCTGAACCAGCAGATGCGATACTTCAACCAGTGGGGCAACATCCCGATCAGCTCCAATGAGCAGCGCATCCTTCAGTTCAACGACCGCAACCTGCTTCGCTTTTCCACCGGCATCTACTTTGACAACCGATTACTCCAGAGCGCACTTCCGGTCCAGACCGCTCAGGGAGTCGTGCATAATGCTCTGATACCTCTGGACTTCGTCCCGATCAGCAGCTTCATGTCGCAGAAGCCTCCCAACTGGGAGGGCATGTATGAGGGGCTCAAGATATTCCAGTTGTCCGTCGGGGATTTCGGCGGACGTGAGCGGGCCTTCGCCACCGTGCGGTCGCAGAGCGACACCATCGAACTCTGGGAGCTGACCTCATTCCTGAAGGAGGATGAGAACATCACGGGTGAGAATCGCATCACCATGATCTCGGAATTCCCCGCCTTCACTTGGGGTGATGAGACTCAGCTCAAGAAGCTGGTGGGTGCGGAGATTTGGGTTGACCGGCTTCATGGAACGGTGCGGTTCTCACTGGAGTATCGTCCTGACGGTCAGGCGTGCTGGATTCCGTGGCACATCTGGAAGAAATGCTCACCTAAGAATTCGGCTGAGGACGTTCACAACCCGATCTCCTATCCGCTGACGCCATGCCTTGAGTCCTACTTCAACTCGATGACCTTACCCGCTCCCGACCCAACCCGATGCGCTTCGGCCACGGGTCGCCCTTCCAATCAGGCGTATCAGTTTCAGCCGCGTCTAGTGGTCAAAGGCTTCTGCCGGGTGCGCGGAATCTATTTGCACGCCGAGCCGATGGGGCGGAAGCTCTACGAGAACATGACTTGTTGATGAATATCCCTTGCCCAAATCCGTGCGTCGTTTGCGAGCCTTCGATCGGCAGGGGGATTGGTCCGCTTGACCCCTCTAATCCGTTCGTCAATCTCAGCTCGGAAGATCAGGACTTTGACGAGTTCATCGGTCGTCGCTACGTGGTGGGTCAGCCACCCATCGGCTCGACGTGGTTCAAGCTGGGCTGCATCGGCCTGTGCATCTCCGACGTCTCGCAGCAGGAGGCCGATCTCTGTGCCCTCGCTCAGGCTACGGTGTGTCAGGCGGTGAACTGGCCTCAGGTATTTCCCAACTCACAAAACCAGAACAATCCCTTCACCGAAGAACCCCGAGAGTTGTTCGGAAACCAAGCGCAGTTCTGCTCGTTCTCGTGTCCGGATGGAACCCCATTCACGTTCACGGTGGCTGCCGGCCTGTTCCTCAATTACAGCCAGCTCGCCGCCAACATCGAAGCCTTCACCTTTGCGTGCAATCAGGCGGTGAACAACCGGGTGTGTCTGGGTTCGCTGTCACCGGCAAGGACCTGCTCCGGGTCGCTCTACAACGGAACGATGGTCTGCTCCTCGGCCAGCATTCCGATCACCTTCACCATTATCGGGGAAATCCCCGATGGGTTGCTGCTGTCGCAGAATAACACCACGGCTTTCTTTGATGGCACGCCCACCACTCCGGGAGACTACGTCTGGACCGTGGTGGCCACCGACCCGGCTGGAAACACGATGCAGAAGGTCGTCAACCTCACCGTCTTTGGCGTGGCCACCGTCGCGCTCCCCGAGGCCGAGCTCGGGGTGGCCTACTCCTCCACGCTGACCCATGGTGGAACTGCTGCCGGGACGGTGTCGTGGTCAATCGCGGCTGGTGTTCTGCCCGACGGCCTGCTGCTCGACACGGCTACCGGGATAATCAGCGGCACTCCCACCACGGCGGAAACCCAGAGCTTCACGGTTCAGGTTACGGACGGAGCGCTGACCTGCTTCAGGCAGCTCTCGATTGAGGTGGTGGACAACACCTGCCCGGACTGGAACGATCTGCTTTGGAACAACTCAGTCATCTTCACCGACGGCACCGGGGTTGGCAGTTTCAATCCTCAGGGGTCGTCCAACGCCACGTTCACGCTGGCGCTGTTCGCAGACGGCACGCTCAACAGCGTAGCGGAAACCCAAACCACACCCGAAGGCACGATCAGCTACAATGGTCCCGGATGTAACGCCGTCCTTGACCTGAACTATCAGGACACGAATCCCGGTGGAGTGGCGAATGTCGTGGTCACGTCCGCCTTGAGCGGACTTCTGCTCCAGCTCACTCCAGCTCCGGTGGGAATCAACTCCAATCCAATCGTCATCCCGGACACCCTTGGAATGACCGACACTATTTCGGTGTTCATTCAAGGCCAGAAGCGATTCGACGTTGTGGATGGCACGATGTCGATGCAGGGAACTTTCTCGAACGCCTGACCTATGAAACGACTTCGCCTTTACGACTGCCGCGCCTCACGCCTGCCTCAGACGGTTGGGCTCTGCACTGACAACGTGCCAGGCATTGCGGCGTTCGTGAACAGCGCCCAGCGCCGCCTGCTGATGTGCAAGGAATCCTGCGACGAGGGGTGGTGGGGAACGTGGGCGGAGATCGCCTTCAACGTCTCCACCAGTCAGCCATACATCACGCTGCCACGGGAGGTGGCGCGACTGGAGGCGATGAACATGTGCGACCGGCCTGTGGCGATTCAGAACCAGTTCTTCGAGTATCTCCAGTTCGGAAATGGTCGGCTTCCCAAACTGAGGCCGAACTGCCGCTGCGAGATCGAGCAGACCTATACGCGCAACAACGCTGTGACGTTCACGGACATGACCAACGCTCCGCAATACATCACGGTCTACATCACCGACGACCGGGACATCGGAAAGCGCGTCCTGATTCAGGGATTGGACGACGCGGAGAACACCATATACTCCACCGACGTCACCGAGCAGGTAACCGGTGTGTTCCTGGTGCTGAACAACCCGTCCGTCCAGTCGCCCAGCACGCTCTCCCAGTTGAACGGCATCCAGAAGGACGTGACCTACGGGCCGATTCGCATCTACCAGCATGACCCCACAACGGGCGATGAGATACTCCTGTTGACCATGGAGCCAAGCGAGCAGACAGCATCATATCGCCGCTACTATGTTCAAGGGGTGCCGCTCAACTGCTGCGCCACAAACGTCGAGGGAAATGTTCAGATCACGGCCATCGCCAAGCTGGACCTGATTCCCGTGGCGACTGACACCGACTATTGCCTGATTCAAAATGTCGAAGCGATCATCGAGGAGTGCGCCTCGATTCGATATGCGGACATGGATTCCCCGACCGCGAAGGCGATGTCGCAGGAGCGTCACAAGCTGGCGATTTCATTCCTCAACGGCGAGCTCAATCATTGGCTCGGCAAAGATCAGTTGGCGGTGAACTTCGCTCCCTTCGGCAGCGCTCACCTGCCCAAGCAAAAAATAGGAAGGCTTTGGTGATTTATGGCTACTACCGTTATTCCATGGGCGGGCAATGTTCCCTACGGCTCCGGCGGGGGCGTCAACCCAATGGCGACTCCGTTCGGTCCCGCCGCCGCCAACACAAACGCCTTCATGACGATGCAGTCTTTGATGCCATTCTTAGCCAACCTGCCAGGCTATGAAGGCATGGTTGGACAGCGCAGCGAGAACACAGGCGCCATGCTGAAGGGTGAGCTTCCACAGGATGTGGTAAACCAAATAGCGCAGCAGGCTGCCGAGCGCGGTGTTGGGGCGGGGGTTTCCCAATCTCCGAACTCATCAGCAGCCCTGCTGCGTGCCATGGGACTGAGTTCACTGGACATGATGGGCATGGGCTCCAAGGAGCTCAGCACCTCCATTGCGGACACCCCGACGCCAGAGCTGTTCAACCCGGCCACACTCTGGGCGCCGGAGTATACCGCCAAGTCGGAACTCGGCCAGCTCAAGGCCGGACAGGCACTCCAGCAGCTTCAGGCTTCCAACAAGAAAGCCGCCGCCGCTTGGAATGCGAAGAAGGCGCCGTCGACCACTTACTCCAACTGGCTTGGAATGGGGATTTAATATGCCACAGATGAGATCATTCGGTAGCTTCCTGCCTGCTCCCAATCTGGCGCAGTCCTACGGCGCTGGCGTGGGGCTGGCGCAACGCGACGAGGAACTGGAAGCCAGGGTGGGAATGGAGCGGGAGAAGCTGGCCAACGATTACGCCATGGCGGAGATGGCTACCTCAGCGCGAAAGGCCGCGCTTCAGCAGGAGATGTTGCAGAAGGACCAGGAGTTGGAGGTGGAGAAGATGTATCGCCAGCAGCAGGTGGGCCTGCGCGAGCGCGAGCTCCAGATGGAACAGCAGAAGATCGAGGCCGTGGCGGAGGAGGCGGCGCAGCAGTTCGAGGCGAGACAGGCCATCCAGCAGGGAGTCGAGCAGGACCTGACCGGTGGCCGCAGTCCCGCCGAAGCCTTTGCCCGCAATGTGGCGCTTCACGGCGCTGCCGCCCAGCTTCCGGGAAGCGCTTACTCTGATATCATCCAGCAGGCTGGAGGCCCCGGTGGTGCTGCTACCGACGGTGGAATGGGTGATCCTGAGATGGTGCCCGTTGAGGGAGCTCCAGAAGGCTACTTCAGCTTCAATACCGGCAAGGGAAGCCGGGTGCTGGTCAACACCAAGAAAGGCGCCGATCTTCCCACTGAGGCGGTGCCTCTTGAGGGTGACCCGACCCGCATGCGCTTCGGTCGCCAGACCTACGCCAATCCGCAATACACCGAGATGCGGAGGCTGGAGAAGCGGCGTGACGATCTGGAGACAGCCCTGAGCGGGCCGAAGTGGGAAGCGCATCGCCAGTCGTTG